CATCTCCCTGGCTTCGGCGGTTGGCGTTGTGCGTGCCTTCATCCGTGGTGTTGGCCCCGCTGCCCCTCGCTGATATCGGACAGCATCGCGGGCCACTTCTGCGGAATCAAAATCAGCGGGGTATTTCTTGGCCAACATCCTACCAAGTGCGTGCGTCGATACGTTCGGATTGGCCTTAACGGTTTCCCTCGCTAGTCTTGTCGATCTCTTTTCCGGCATCCGTCACCGCCTTTAATTCTATGGATGTTTCGATTGCATGTTTTAGGATCGATTCCCACGGTCGAAATGGATCCAGCCAGCTCAATGCACCATTGCGGACGGCATTAAGTGCCGCCCCAAATGATTCCAACCACCGATAAGCTTTGGCATTCTCTTTGAGTCTGTCAACTAACAGCCCGAATTCGGCTTGGCAACCTTCGACGCCAAGTGCGTCCATCTCGTCGCGTAGCTTGTAGCATCCGCAACCAGACTTCGGCTTGACGCTGAACGTATCGCGGATGATTCGATACAGTACGCTCCCCGGTTGGTTGGTTGTGTCGGGCTTGGGTTGTGGTGGATTCTTAGGTGTTGCCGATGACTCAATCCTAACTGTTTTCTTTTGGTCAGTCACAACGGATTGCACGACAGTTTGGCAGCATCCAAAAAAATCGACTTGCCTTTCGGCTTTGTGAATCATTCCGCACTGCGGACAAATGCTTTCAACTAGCTGCATGATATTGTAACCGTGACGGTATCGGCAGGTTCGTTCGGCAAATCAATGATGGTTGTTGATGGAGCAATGGAATCATCAACACAGCAATCGTCGTGGTATCTTTGGCACCAGTCAATCGGAAGCGGGGAGGCTGGCGGGCCTTCTGCATCAGCGAACCAGCAGGATCCTGGGCTTGTTACTGAGGTCGATTCTGCCCATGCCTGATTGTATTGGCACTGGCATCCGTAAATGTCTTCATCGCCACTGCAATACAAAACCTCTGCCATGAAGTCGCTTCGCTGAACGGAATAGGTTCCGCAAATGGTATTGCACGGCCTATTAAACGCCTCGTTTGGGTCGTTAAACTGCCACCCCGCCGAATGTACCTTTGCAAAACATCCACAGCCGCTTGGTTGCAAAGTAAAAAGTGAAGGATTTGGTTCAGTGTTAAGGCTCTGCACGTTTCCACATAAGCAATCAAACTCAAAACATGCTTCGCATGGTTCAAAAAATAAGCTGCACGGTGAGGCGCATTGAACAACAGACGAAGACTCAACCCAGTTCGGGGCGTCGCTTTCGCAATCAAAGTATGCTACATAAAGCTCCTGCAAAAGCGGATCTCTTCCAAAGCCGACGCATTCTGGAATGTCGCAACGCCCATCGCATCCGGTGCTGCTAGTCGGTGTAAACGTAGCGCAATCCAGCGTTTTAGGGCAGTTTGTGTTCAAGAATTCTGCAAGCTCAAAAGACCAAGCGCCGCAAACCTTGTATTGCATCAACGATGATATCAGAAAAGATATGTCTGTTGTGCCGTCTCCTTTGTCCTTAAAACATACGGAAAGGGAATAGGACTCTTCGACAAGCACTTTTACATTGATTTGCAAGTCCCTGATTTGATACGTTTTGATTTTGTATGTGTCGTCGCACAATACATTACCAGCATACTCTACGCACGGGATGCATACCCCGGCAGGTATTGGTGGACCACCTGGTCCACCCGCACCACCTCCACCACCGCCGCCAGTCGATCCACTGCAGCAATCAGCGCCGTTAAATGCTTTCCAGCATTCGCCGGAGGTTCCGTCCCAGGCATTTGCGTTGTAATAGTCAATAACGTCATAAGTAGTTGAATACCCAGCGTTAAACAACAGGCAACATCCGTTGATTTCGTTTATGTTTTTGTTGACTGACCATGAAAACGTGCGACTTCCAAGCGTCACCGATATGGTTGTGATTGTCTTATCGCACGACGTGCATTGCCCGCCCTCGCAGCAGGCACAGCCCGCCCCATGCTTGTTGGCCATGCTTAGCAGTCCTCAAAGTCAACGAACCATTTCCAGCTAATGTAGTCACGCTTACACATCACGTACTTACCGGCAACGATTGCAGCAGATGAAAGATTGTACGCTGTGATTGTCTGGCTGTTGTAGTGGGCTAGAGTGCCGCTGTCATTTACCCAATACACGTTTACTGTCCCGGTCCCGGGTGTTGTCCCGCTTCTGGCCGTTATGCCCCCAGTGGCGACAACTCCAATCAGCGTCCACGGATCGCCATAACCTGGCACACCCGGATGGACGCCCGACGGACCGCCCAATCCGCTTGATGGAATCATGCGGATTAGTGCGTCGGCATCTTCGGAATTGAAGCCGAAAACCGGATCGCCGGACATTAGCTTTCGATCCCGTAGACAAGCGTTATTGTTCTTGATGCCGCTTCGCCTGATCCGCTTACCACCTTTACGCTGGTAGGATTGGCTCCGCTACCTCCAAGGATTGCCCGTGTTGCGGTAGCGTCCAATGCAATATGCCGGCTGGTCCCGACCGTTACGCTGTACTGTGTCGCCTCCTTGTAGACCGGCTTGAATGTAGTGCCGCCATCGTCGGACACTTCAAACGTAAACGCTGTTCCGGTTAGTGCGGATGGCGTCACAACCGCCAGCAGTGTCTTTCCGCTCGGCACCTGCGCCGCTGTGCTGGTTGTTCCACTGGATGCAATCGTTACGTTAGCCCGCTCGATACTGGTTGCCATGTTAGAACCTCAAGAATGAATTGAAGTCGATCGCCTCTTTGATTTCCTTTTCCATGACGTGCGGATCCACGCCCACCGCAACTTGCACACCCGCCGACGTTAGCCCTGCGTCGATCGTCTGCCCTCTCGCGTTGACGCATGGCACCAACTGGCCGCTAACCTTCTGCTGCGTGCCATGGGAGACAATCTTGTCCTTCCAATTGTCTTTGCGGTACTTTAATTGGTACTCAATCCGCCAGCATGGGAAGTTGTTGTAGGTTCCCAAGGTTGCCTTGCGCACCAATAGGTTAAGCTTCCACGCTGCGATGCTTCGGAACGTTACGCTATTAACCGTATCGTTTCGATCCATGATGGCATCGAGCGTTAAGCTGTCCGGTTCAAACTGGTAGAAATCCAGAACGCTAATCACTCGGCTTCGCATCAGCGGTTCGGCAAAAGGAATGCCAGCCGTATTGAGGATTGCGTTGCCTGCGTTGTCCTTGGTTGCTGCCTCCTGGTAGCTCTCAAAAACAATATCGTAAATAGGGATCCAGGTTGTGGGATTCGGATTGTTTGGATCGTTAGGATTCTGCTTCTGCTCTTCTTCCCCGGTTGAGAATTCAACCTTCACGTCCCAATAGTGCGGGTTGACTTCGGAGCGGTCGCAATCCTTAGAAATGCAAGTCCCGATGAATCCGCCGTAAGGAACGCCAACCACCGGCAAGCCGGGTGTAGTTAGTATGTTGATCTTGTCTTCGTATCGGTTATCGCTGTAAACCAGCAACGTTGCACGGTGGACGTAGATAAGGTTGGCACCCTGCTTGCGGAATCCTCCGCTGTTGCCTTCCAGTCGCTCTCCAATCAGTTGCGTAGCCATCTATTAACGTCTCCGCTGTGCTGGTTGGATGTTGGCAATGTTGCTGCTCATTTCTTGGAGGATGGCATTGCTGGCCTGCTGTTCGGCTAGCTGCTGGCCTTGTAGATCGATCTGTTGTTGCATCTGATCAATCTGTGGCTGGATAGTCATACGGTACGCTTCGGCACTTCCAGCCCGCACTAGCGAAGGTGCCTGGATCTGTGGAATCGATCCGGCCAATGCGGCTCGCATGGCTGGCCCGAATTTCTCAAGGGCAACTTGTGCAAGTTCATCGCCTCCAACCAGCCCCTCAAACTGCGTCCGGAATGCTCGAACCTGCGATGCCACCTTATCAAACTCGGTGGCCGATTGCATCGCAGCATCACGACGGACAGACTCAAAATCCTTCATCGCCTGTTGTTGTTTGGCTTGCTGATCGACTAACGCTTTCTGCTTCTTCTCCCGCTCCTCAAGTGCCAACATATCATCGACGAATTGCGTTGCCTGCTTGTCGCTCATGCCTTCGCGGACAGCCTTATTGATTTCCGCCAACCGCTTGCCGTAGTTCAGTTCATCCTTACGGAACTGTAGGCTAGCCTGTTGATTCTTAAAGACTTCGTCCTGTGCCGCCGCGATTGCGGCTAGCTCTTCTTGCAACTGTGCCGCCGCCTGTGCCTCTAGTTCGCCTTGCGTTTGAACTCGCTTTCCGGCGGCTTCGGCTTGGCGGTTCATCTCGTCAATCTGCCGTTGCATCTCTGCAATCTGTCCGGATGTTTTGATACCAAAGAAGTTGAAGAAGCTATCCTTTGCGCTAGATAGATTGGTCGCAAATGTCAGAAGTTCTTTATTGATGCGAATTAGCGTATCGCCAATCAGAGCGAACGCCCCAACCTTAAACGAATTCCATACTGCTGCAATCTGCTGCATCTGGTCGTTTAATTCTTTGGCCGTCTGAATCTGTTGGTCGGTAAGTGGCAACTGGAATTCCTTGGCGGACTCCTTCGCCTTAGCCAGTTGATCGGCCATTTGTCCAACTGCCAAGGCAATCCGCTCATCACCGAAAAGTTTCATGGCGATAGCCGACCGTGCGGCTGGCTGTTCGATGTTTGCGATTGCCTTGGATACGGCATCAAACTGTTCAACGGCATTCATCCCGGCAAGATCGGAAATACTAACGCCGAGTTCCTCAAATATCTTTCGGCCCTTGCCCATTCCTAGCGAAGCCTCGCCAACCATCCTATTCAAGTTGCGTAGCCCCTCGGTAGCCTGTCCAGCCGACACGCCACCGGCAAGCGACAATGCAAACTCGAATTGTTTCAGCTCGTTGTAGGACACGCCAAGGATGCGGGCTAGGTCGTCCTGCTGGTCGACCTGATCTAATGCCGCCGCGGTAAGCTTGTTCATCCCAACATAGGCCACCGGCAACGCGGCTCCCAATGCAGCAATGCCGCCCGTTGCAAGCGTTGACGTGCTAATGCCCAATGCACTAGCCGCCCTGGTGGCTAGTGTGCTTTCCAATACCATCTTAGAAAGGCTGCCGCTAGCCTTGCCCATGGCCGCCGTTGCCTTGGTACTTCCAGCCGCAATGCTGTTGTACGCTTCGGCGGAACCGAATTCCATGGACAACTGGCGGTTGCGTTCTAACTGGGAATTCTGCTTGGCAAGCTCCACGCTCTGGCCTGCAACCGCATCGGAAAGCATTTCTTCGATCGCCAGCGCTTGCCGCTGTGCCTCAGTCGCCTGCTGCGTTTCGGCCCTTACTCGCTGCAACTCCGCTCGCTTCTTTTCCAGCGCCGCAATCAGGGCTTCGTCCGCCTGCTCGCTGCTATTGATTCGCTTTTCCAATAGGCCAATGTCGGCTTCCAGCTTTTGCGTCGGCTCTTGCGTCTCCCTCAGAATTCGCCGAATATGAGACAGCTCGTTACGTGCGGAAGTAGTATCCGCCGTTATGCCGATGGCCGCCGCTGCAACAGTCTTTGCCATCAACCTACCCCCGTTGCTTTCGCAAGTATGCTTCGCATCTCGTCGGCGGATTGCTGCCGCGTTATCTTTACCGGCTTGGCGGATCGCTCAAACCTGCTCGGCATGAACGATTCCCAGTCGCGGATCTCTTTTTTCATTCCACCAGTAGCCGCCACAATTGACATAAGGGCATCTAGCACGCTCGCTAGCGTAGCCGTCTGCATCCAGCCATCGCCAATCGGTTCCAGCAAATCGAACGCTTCCCAGAAGTCAATAGCGGCCTTCGGCTGGCTGTCTAGCCAGCCTTCAACATCGGCAATCCCCCACGCCAAGCAAAGCTTGGCGGCTAGCCGCAGCCTTGGGGATTGCCTTAGTCTTTTCCCGCTGCTTCGGTGTCGTCTCGATCAAATCCGCAATGCTTGAAAGCCGCATCATATAGATCGCCCATAACGCCAGCATCCAAAGCCGATAACAAATTCCATTCGTTGTCATCAAATAGCCTTCGGCCATCCGAATCAACCAAGCAACGAACCAGCAATCGCTGACGCATCGACGCCATCCGCTCTTTAGTGATTTTCGCTTTATCGAGGTCGAACCGCTCCGCCTCCCATGCGGACCACTCGGAAAGCGTCAGCGATTGCAATCGCCAATCGCCTTGGTCGAGGTATCGACGGCCAGAACGGGAAAGGATTTCTTCGCGGGTTAGTGGCATGGTCAATCATCCTCTCCGGTTGCTGCATCGTCTTCCAGGATCGTTAGTTTGGTAGCCGGTGCGGTTGCCTTGCCGCGCACCACTTCGACTTCCTGGCGTATCTTGTCCCAAGTCTGCTGGGGCAAGTTTACGATGGGCTGGATGTGTGCCCCTTCATGGTGCCCCACATAGCCAACGTGAACGCCATCGACGATCAAGATATCCTGATCGTGCGTCACCTCCACCAAACCTACCGCCGTCGTCATAATGCCGACGTGCGGCCTTAGCTCAATCTGCATCGTTCAACCCTTCATCAAGTGGACTTCGTGTAAGCCGGTCCCGTTGCACCCGTCCAGCAAATCACGTAGGAAGCTTCCTGGATGGTTCCATTGGCAAGCTGTGGGTAGCTGAACTCTTTAACGAACGCTGTTCCGGCGTAATTGCCCGCGGTCGTTTCCCCAGTTCTAATTGGAAACGTGATTGTCACCGTCTCGGACGCACCGCCGATTGTAGGAGGCGCAAGGAACGTGTCAAACAGCACGTTCACTTTGATATTGCCAGCGTCTTTGAGGTCGCTTGCAATCTTCCGCTTGAATCCGGTACTGTCCAGCGTCGAAACATCGAGGTCATCAATGCTTTCGGTCCATGCATCGATGCTTCGCACCTTGGCCGCGTAACTGCTCGTTGCAAAGGTAATAATCGCTCCGTTCCCGGTATCGCCAAGAATCGTAGATTGTGCCATCAGCCTTCCCCTTCCTGATAGTGAACCATCAAATCAAAACTGTTAACGTACCGAAGCTCTTGGCTTCCGTCGGTCGGCGGTTCCATGAATGTAGTTTCACCATCGACCAATTCGACGCCACGGATATCTACGCCGTTGGTCAGCCCACGAAGTGGAATCACTCCGCATTGCTGAATCGTTTGGGCGATGGTGTTGCTTGCACTTCGCGTTAGTGCGAAGCAATCAAATTGAATTCGGCACGACGCCAACCCAGCCAATCGGGAAATGGTGTGCTGGTGCGTCGTGCTTATCTTGCTGTACGTTACGGCTGGCATGGTGGCATTCTGCGGCAACGCATCGGGAAACATGCTGGTGCTTATCAAAGCGGATACCGCCGATCGCCCCACAATGTATTGCCGGATTGCCGCACCAACATCAGCCATTGGCCATCGCCTGTTCTAGTGAATTAACGAACGCCTGAATTGCCGCGTCTTGTGTTTCGTCCAACGCCTGCTTCATAAAGTTCCGAGTTTGCTTGAAATGGGTCGATTTCCTTG